AGCGGATACTGTAGTGTCTTCGTAGAAGAAGATATCACACGGAGCATCCTGTAGGGTAAACTCTACTAGGAGTAGGTGTCCGATGGCACCGGCAGGAAACTTGAGCAGTATATCTAAGTTTGCACCGTTGGCAACGGATGCCACTATCTGTGATGCATCAAAGAACATACCATCATGGATCATTCGATGAGGCTCTGTAATGACAGTAAGAGCCGAAACATAGTTGTCGTATGCCTCGAACTCCAAGTCAGAGATTGACTTGAACCTGCGGTTGATATTTCGTCTATCTCCCACTATGCTTCCTCTTCTATGGCAGCGTTAGCGTCAGCCTCTTCCCTATCTGCAATCTCGCCTACTACATTCTCTTGTGCTTGTGCCACAAGCTTCTGAGTTTCCTGTTGCTCGGCTACTCGGATGTTATCCTGTACAAGCTCAAAGCGTTCCAGTCCGAGGTGCTCTTCCATCAGCTCAGCGATCTTCTTACCAGATACGTGAGCCTTAACACCCTCGTCTTGGTAAGCTCCGCTGTTCACGAACCCTAACAGGTTCTGTACAATCTGAGCAGACTGTGCGAAGTGCCTAGCACCAACAGGGTAAAGCTTACCCTTCTGGTTCAAGTCTTCAGGCTTGATGGTCATGAACTCAGCAACTGCAAAGTCGTCATCTAGGACCTTGACAGTCTCTGCCGGTCCAATGTTCCTGCGAGCTGCTTCGAGCATCTGATTCAACAGAGGCTCAATAAACTCTTTCTCAAACTTCTGGATCTTCTGTTGGAAGATACGACCTGCTGCATTCTCTAGGGCTTGTACTTCAAAGGCCGTCTTCTCGCCCGGAGTACGGATACCCATAGCTTGCTTAGGTGCACCAGCCAACTGCTCCATGTTATCCATGAGCTTGTCCATCTGGAAGTCAGCGTTGAGTGCAGTTGTATCTGGACGTAGTACTTCTACGTGAGCATCTGTATCACAGAAGATCTTCTCACCGGGACCATGCTGGAACTCTTCCACCATGCCCTTAAGCAGGTACATAGGGTGAGCGATCTGATCGAACACATCGGCCTTGAGGTTCTCTAGGTGATCCAGTCTGTACTGCATACCAACCAAGTTGTCAAGGGGGCCTGCTCCCAATAGGTTGTCAGGCCGCTCACGCCATGCTACGTGTTCTTTGTTAGACTTGCCAAGCCACGAATCAATAGGGGCTTTGGATACTACCTTAGTACGGTCCATCACAATTATGCGATGGGCTAGCAAGAGTTCGTGAGTGTCTGGATTGTACATGTCTCCTTCGTACTCTAACAGCTCGATCATATCAGAGCTGTAGTAAGTAGAGAGACTGCCAAGTCCATCAGAGGCGAAGCCTTCTGACTTGTCTATGTCAGAATCGCCATAGGAGCTTAGGGCTGAGCGTGTTGTAGTTGCGTCTTTGAGAGCAGCCGGTACCCAATGGTATCCCTTAGGGTCTTCATTGTAAGCTGCCATGAGTGTGCCCATAGACACGAGCCTACGGGTTACCTTGCCAGCGTCCTTAAAGGAACTTGCCGTGAGATCAAAGTAATGATCGTACGGGGAGAGTCGATGTACCTTCGGGCCAGAGTAGATTCCCAAGCTATTTCCATCTGCTGTCTTGTGGGTCTCGTTCGAGTATCCCACTTCGGCAAAAGCGTTACCGTAGTCAATGTAATCATATACTGATCTCGCTACTACTTTCTGGAAGTCCGACTCACGGATCTTCTGCTTCATGTAAGCTTCAATCTTAACTGCTGTGGTGCGGGCGGCTGCATCTTTAGATGCGCCTTCCCACCTGAACCAACCATCGTTAGGGAACAGAGCAGCCATGTAGTTGGCGTGAAGGTTATCCCTAAGCTGTGTCAGCTTGGGTACACTGGTCTTATTCTTCCACGGGAGTTTAGCGTTAGTGGTCTGAGAAGTATCAGTCTGGAAGATATAGTCTCGCAGTTCCTTGCTCTGATCGAGCCAAGTCATCTGCTCACCACGCCAGCTCACATACTTGTTTACAACCCAACTGGCTTCGCCAGTGGGCTGTAGTATCTGTCTGATTTCTTGTACGGCTTTGCTTGTTCTAGCCACTTCCTACGCCTCCAAAGCGTGTATTGTATACCACGTTGTTCCGTGGTCTCATTGTTTGGGTAGCCATAGGCACCTTGATTATTCCCATTACGCTGTGTAGCGCGTCCTTGATGTCATCATTCGGAGGGTTGTGCTGGATCAATTCCTGCTCTAGGGTCTCGCAGAGACCTCCCTCGAAGTGCCACACCGATTGGTTCTCGTAGTAAGGACTAAGGGTATTGTGAATTCTTTCTTCTTTCGTACCCATAGTACGAGTGGGCCTGTACTTATCAATTGACAGTGCAAGTCCATCTTGTCTGATGTCATCCTTAATCCGTTCCGCAATGACTTCCTGCGCGGCAGTGACCTCAGCTCTAAGCTTACGATACCCCCACTTGAGGTGGGTCCGGTAGACCATCTCATAATATTCTTTTGTCTTGTTAGTCTTACGTCTCTGGATATCTAGGAGGTATACATTACCTTCGTGATCCACTCCAACAACAACTAGGACTGTATAGTCAGCACTGTCCCTAAGGGAAAAGGCGAAGTCAATAGCAGCGAATATGTTAAGCTTTCGCCCTGCATAGTGCCATACACCATCCAGTTTTCTGAGAAACTCTGGGTTGTAATGTTGGAAGAGGTCCGAAGAGATAGCTTCGTTGCCCGGATCATTGGGGTTGTTATAGTATTGGGCGTAGAATTGTGTCTTGTCCAGATACTTCGCACGCTTGCGTGCCAGAATCTGTGGGTTGAATCCAAACCACGACCCGTCACCTCGTTGCTGACGAGGCCAAAGGAAATTGCCTGTGCCGTCACCTTGATCCTCTACTTCCTTCTGGAAGAACTCGTAAACGAGGGCGGTGTCCATGAGGTCCCCATCTTCGTTGTAGAGATCCTCAGCAATATGCTGGAGGGTTCCGTATAGGTCCTTGGGATGATATCGAGTCCCGACCACCCACTCTTTAGCATTTGTGGTTTCAATCGAGGAGAGTAGTGAGTACTGGTGGGAGACTTTAGTTCGACCTTCATTAGTGTACGCGTTCTCTTTTACGACAACGTCGTCAAGGACAGCAATGTTACAGTGGAGGCCAGTAATTCCCGTTGTAAGGCCAGCCGTGAATACGGTTGAGTCTCGAACACCCTCCGCTTTCCGCAGGGGGTGGTCAACCATGATTTCACTATTCGTCCATTTTTCACGTTTACCCTCATCTGGATGTGTCATGTCGGGCCAGTATCTACGATAGATAGGGGAGTCAAGGATGTCCTTGATAAACTTTAACTGCTTCTCAGCTAGGCCCGATGTCGAGCTGATGTACAGTATTGTGACAGCTGGGTTGCGGGTAACCTCCCAAGCAACTCTGTAAGCTATCATGGCAGACTTCTGATGATCTCGTGGGAGTAGGACCATCTGATGGTCTCTTGCTGAATCCCTAGTCCACCACTTGATAAGGTCCTTATGTACTTTACCAAGGACCCTGTGGGGTGCAATCAGATTGATAAACTGAAGTAGGTCATCCTCTGCTGCTTGTCGGATTGCATCTTTATTGATTGCCATTATGAAGTTGGGTAAGGTGCCGTAGGTGCTGTGTAGTCTACACCCTGATACCGAGCCACGCCCTTGGTGATACGTACGTTGGCGATGTTCATAGCATACCCAGTCTCCCACCTAGTCGCTCCGCCAATTTGCAGCACATCCGTACGGTTACCTAGTGCAGCATGTGCTTGTATGTTGGCTGTCTCTTCTACCATAACTCCATCAACATAGATCCGTGTTACGTCATTGGGCTGGGACGGTACTGCGCGCTCTACTTCCCAGCAGATCGTGTACCAAGTAGCAGCTGCTGGATTGAACGTACCGGTATTTACGATGATCCCATTACTACCCGAGGTAGATACAATGACACGAACTGTGTTAGCGTTGAGGCCGAAGCTCCACTCCTGTAGGCCGTTGTTAGTCACGCCCTTGCCTATCATACTGGCTGAGCTGGCCACTGGGTCTATCGGGAAGTACACATCAAGCTCTACGGTGAAGTCCCCAGTGCCAGAGTCGTCACCGGGATCGTTGGCGATGCTGTAGCCGTCGATGTCTGGGAAGGTAACGCTATCCGTGGCGGACAACTCAAGGGTGTCATTGCCATAGCGCGTCACATTGCTATTGACTGCT